CAATACTCCATGATCTGGATAAGCTAACCCATAATATATGGGTGTCGTAGAGTTGAAAACTCCATTTGTTATAGAACCAGAAACGACGTTATAGACTTTTCCAGAATCTCCTATAGTTGCAGATGCAATTGAAGAATCGTCTATCAATTTAATTACGGTAGATCCCACGGTTACGGATCCCGTCGCATTAACATCATGAGTTGATATAGATAATAAAGGTAGTTCGAAATTGCCAGCATCTAAACGTTCCTTTAAACGATTTCTTTTAAAATTTAATACGTATATAGAATCTGTACTACCAGATCCGGCTGTCGTAAATCTGGATTGATTTGCACTTAATAAAAGTTGTCTATATTGAGAATAAACAGCTTTAGTAGGAGAATCATTTTGAGTACCTAGTGCCGAAGAACCACTTCCCAATGCATGTCCATATGCTAAAGCAAATTGTACAGCAGCGCCGTCAGCACTAGGAGTTTCTTGATATACATCTACATAATATCTTCTCTGCGATGTAGTTTGTGCTGACGAAGAAAAATACGTAGTTAATCCAGCAACATTATCACTCCATAAACCTGCAGTAACAGTTTCGGTCTGATTAGATACTACATCATTAGTTTGATCAAATCTAGTATAGATACGTCCGTTTCTTGCAAGAATCGTAGTTTGTTGTTGTTCTGCAATTATTTCGTTAGCAAGTTGTTGTGCTAATTGTTGTACTTGTTCATTAAATGCAGCACCTGCTTGAGCAGCTATGTTTTGATTTTGTGATAAACTAGCTCCAGATACGCGTCCTGGCCCTCCTTGCGTATTTCCAAGTGGAAATCCGCCTTGCTTAGGTTGTTGTTTTAATTTTTTAATAAAATCTTTCATATTTACTTCTTTATTAACTAGTTGCATTATTTGTTACTGCAGTAACTTTTTTAACTGTTAAATTAATAGTAACGCTACCACCAGTTTCGTTTCCAATAATAGTAATGGTTGCAGTTTTATCTTCAATATATTGTGCTTTTGCTACAACTCGGAATTCAAATCCAGCGACTGCAACACTTTGTGCATCTTCATTATCTCCAATAAATCTAGGACTAGTTGGCAACACGGAATTTTGTAATGCACGTGTTACTTGAATATCGGCAACTGTAGAATCTGATAATATTGCTGTATATCCTAAATTAGAATTACCTCCAGTTAAATTGCTAGTATTTGGAGAAATTGCTGAAGCGTCGCCAGATGCTAATAAAGTAATAGCAGTATTTCCTACAGTAACTACTGGTATATTAGTAGTTTGTTTTGGCAATGTAATTAATTTGTAACGAAGCGCTTGAGTTTCATCAGCAACTGCTTCTACTATTGGCATATTCTCAATGATTACGCCGTAGTAGTTAGTTCCTAATGGATGATTTGGATTCCATAACGAATAATCTACTTCATCATCCCCTAAAGCAAACTGAGTAATTTTAAATGCATCCCCGCCTCTTGCTAGCAATTCTCGGCCTTTAAGAGTTAAGATAGCATCAACAGTTACAGAACTATTATCTAAGTATCCCATATTTTATTCCTATTTAAAATAAATATCTACTATTAAAATTTATACTAAAACAAAACTTCCTTGTTCTCCTAAGGTTTGATATATCAACTGATTAGGATTTGCAGTCTTCCATTCTACTGCCGGACCACCGTCGACGGTTTGCGTAGAATTGATATTAAAGTCTGGAGAAGTTAGTTTAGAACCATTATATTTTTGATTGCCAATTCCAATTGGTAAATAATTTTGTACTTGTGCTAAACTTCCGGTAAATTTATATGATACTGTTGCATAACTACTAGTTCCGTAAGATCCAGATCCATAAACAGGTCCAGTATATACTGCTACATAACTAGAAGAAATGATTTGATATTCAGATGTAGTACTATCAATTATTACCGGATCTAATGCTTCACTTCTCCAATACGGAGTTGATGCTGTAATATAAGTAGTACCATTAAATATAAGATAATCGTATGAATAAGTAGTACCGTTGTATCTTTTAGAATCAGACGCAGTTAAGTATGCTTGGTATTGATCATCGTCATTTGCTGACAATGTTAATATACGTCCATCAATTCCTCCTACATATTGTAAATAATCTCCAGATGCGGTTGGAGGGACACTTTGCAAAGTAACATTTAAAACATTGTCTTCATATGATACCTTAGGCAATGCTACGTCTTTACTACGTTCTAATATATTTGGTTGAATTAAAATACCAGTTAATTTATCAACACGTGCGGGTAGTAATTGTTCTAATTGTCGAAAGAATGATAAATCAAACAATGTGAATATTTTTATATACGCATTAATATCATTAGCTTCTGCATATTTTTTCCAATACGATTGCGCACGTTGAATTAATCGAGGATATGATTTTGATTCGGTTTCTCCTGGATCTCCAATAAAACTATCTAATTCAGTAAATCCTAGTTGTGCAATGATATCTTCATCAATCATTGTTTGCGGAGAAAAATAAACTCCTAATTTTTTACTATCTAATGGAGCTTTATCAAATTGACTTCGTTCTGCTCTAGTTTTGAAATCTAAAGTTCCAACTAATTCGTTGTCTTCTAGTCTTATTTTATTATCATCATACGTTCCTGCGGCTAATGATATTCCGTCAAAATAATATGTTTCTTCAATCGAATCATACGGAGTAGCAATAGACCAAAATTGCATCGACGCACTGAAGTCAGTGGCTACTGGTTGTACGCCTTGCAATGAACCGGTTAATGTGTGATTAACTTGTTGCGTAAGCGGCAATCTAAATAACAATTCATTGTACGGATCTGTACTGTTATAAGCAGATGGAGCTTTTACGTGATTATCAAAATACGGTTCAATTGAAGATGCGCGATTCCATAAACGTATTTCTTGAAGTTGACCGTCTAAACGAGATGCATTGACCGAATCGCCAAACGTAATAGTACTATTAGCAGTTGGAATTGTAATGCTAGACGCAGTTGCCGATGTTTCTGCTACAATTTTTCCATATTTAGAACGTTTAACTATTGCATACGAATCTCCAGTATTTGGATCATATGTTACTAACACACTTAACCATCCGCCATCAAACATTTCAATCGGTGTCGATACATTACCATTTAATGAAATAGTGCCTTTAGTTCCTGATACAAAATCTACAGTAGCGTACATTTGACCGCCATTAATATCAAATAATTCCATTGTAGACGGTATCGTAGGATTGGTAATTACGTTGTCCGTACGAAAACGAAATTCTATGTCAGTTGGAGTAGTAGTATATATAATTTTTACAATTCCAGCTGTAGTATTAATTAAATCTAAAGCATAATCGAAATTTAATTTTTCATATATAGGTGCCCTATTGAGTCTTGGACCGCCATATTCTTTAATTGTTATTAATGATTGAGGAATTCCATAACAAGATAATAATGCTTGTACACTTCGTTTAGTTCCTTTACTTTTTAATAACAATGGTAAATTGTTTATGATGCGACGCCATACTGTGTATGTCATATCTCGTCCCGGGACGCTAGGATCTCCTACCGTATTAGAACCAGTTAACGGCGTACCGGCAGAATCAGTACCTAAAACATATCCCCATAAATCTTGATACTGATTACCGTCTGTTAAGTTCCATCCAAATTGTTTTGCTACAGAATATAACAATTCATTTGGCATACCTAATTTAGGATTTTCTTCACGATTATGTATTTTGGTCATGTGATTAATATACGTATAAAGTATATCGTAATGATGCCCTAACATGTTAACGAATGTAGATAAATTTTCATTGCCGGAATCAAATCTAATAAATTCCGGAACTGCTTTAATTAAAGAATGAATATTTCTGTTATCATACAAACTAGCACTAGAATAAACCAACGAATACCATGATTGGAATTGCGAACTAGATATCGGATATAATGAATATGGTTTTGTTGCGTTAGCTTTTGGTACCGGTGCAATATAACTACCGGTTAATTCCGGCACTGTTGGTGCTTCTAATGCAATATTGTAAGTTGTTAATTTAGATGACGATTCATAGTATAAAAACTTTTCAAATGCATCGAAACCACTAATTAATGCTGTTTTTCTGTCTGTATAATCTGCGGCATTAGTAGTAGCAGTGGAACCAGATATATATGATAATGCCGTGCTTTGTGCATCGTAATATTCTAATAATTCTAATTTGTATTTAAAATTTTCTAAACGTTCTGTTGCCGAACTATAAAAAATAAAATTATTAAAATCGGAAAAATCTATATTTAATTTAACTCCAGATAAACTTCCAGAAAAATATGCATCTATGATTTGTTGGGATGTTTGTACGGACGATCCTAATAATTCATTCCACGAATCAAAATTAGTTCCAGAAGAAATATTATAATCTGAATTCGCATACCAATTTGGATTCTATAA